GGGAGGAAATGATCATTGTGCATAAAACAGTTGTCTTTAACAAAACTGCTGTTCCAGTACGGTTCATAAGCCTCTTTATGTCCAACTGACAGATGGCTCGGGTTCCAGATGAACAGGTTTCGCTCGGCGACTCCTCCGACCCGCATCTGTATCGACCCGCCGCCGCCACCTCGCGAGAAGATGTTGCCTCGTAAATGAAGACTATCGTAACCCGCAGCATATATATTGCGGTCTTTGGTACTTCTTTTTGGTTGATATCCGGTTCCAATTGCATCTGAACCAATACTACCAACTGTACCATAAGTCCAAGTTGTTGGCTCGTTTTGGTTTTCTCTATAACCATTGCGGTCAAAAACGCACTCTTCAAGTATAAAACTTATAGGCTCATTGGGATTTTTGTTGTCCTTGTCGGGTGTCATTATAAAAAGTCCGCTGTTGTGGTTGTTTAGATTAAACTTATCTAAACTTTGACATCGCCGAATAACGACGTTAGTAAACCAAGTCAAATTGGTACTGCCTCCGACACTTTTGCAATCTTCAATAAGCACGTTGCGACAGCCTCGTCGGTTGCTATCCCACGGTCTGAGGTCCGTTCCGCCGCCAAAATCAATGTGGCCCTCGATTGAGGTGATGGCGATGTTCCAGGTGACGTCGTCGATGGTCAGGTAATCCTCCAGAACGGGCCGCGGCTCCGAGTCGGAGACACCCCATGCGGTGATCACGGCCCGTTCAGATTCGCTTCGTCCACCCCAGTAGCCCCCCCGTGATCCACCCAATTGCTCACCAGTGGCATGCTGAATAAGCATAGTGATGATGTTATTGTTACTGACAACTGGATTGCCCCCGTTGTCACAACAGATTGTGGTCGCGTAGTCCTCCGACGGGAACGTCTGTCCACGCCGGAAGAGGAGCCAGTCGGGGTGGTGTTCGGTCGGATCCTCGGGTCGTGCCCAGAGTGATCCGTAGTCGTCCACATTGTTCGTCTCGGACCGCCATCGATGACCTCGAATCGGCACGACAGCGCGGCTGATGGTCTTGTACGCCTTGATGTTCTGGGGCTGGGCGGGGTTCTGCGGATCGCCGCCGATCTCGGGATCGCTGGGCAGGTAGTACCGCCTGCCGTGCTGGTTGTTTTCGGCATCGGCGTCGTTGCCATCGGTGGCAACATAAACAAGTCTGCTGTCAGCCGAGGGAGATAATACAGTCCATCCGTTTACTATAGTCATTGTTGTCCTCCTAATCCAAACATTTGCATTGCTTGATCTATTGCTTCGGGAGGAATATTCTGACCTCCGGTCTGCTCAATATCCCGATTGGCTGCATTGGCAGCAACACCAGCAACATTGTTTGCCAAGATCTGTTGCATTTGTGCATTTTGTTGAGCCTTAGCCATGGCTTCTTCTTGCTGTCTGATTTCATCTTCACTCTTGACCCACAACTTGGGATCAAACCCAAGAGCAAGAACAAGGGCACGACCATACTCATCCCACTTGAACAATTTGTTTGCAAACTCAGGTAGGTTTCGTGCCATCTCACCAAGTTGCATTAGTTTGGTAAGATCGCTGTCTCTTGACAGGGCTTGAAGACCAGTGGTTATTTCAATTGCTAATAAACCACTTTCTTCATCGAACTGTTCTTTCATCCCCATGTCTATTTCATTGTTGTTGATCATCAATAGGATGGTTCTTCTAACAAGTGGTTCCATAAGTTCTCTTGCAATGGCAGAGAATGTACCACCTAAGATTGTTTCAAGTTCATTACCCACGGCTCTTATTGCTGTGGCTGTGACTCTATCACCAGTTGGCATTGCAGCAGACTGAAGTAGGAAACCATTTCCTACTTCTCTACGCATGATCTCAACCGATGACTGAGAGATTTGAACCTGTGGATTCATGGTTGATGATGGTGAGATGACATACACATCATCCTTTCTTGCTGGCACCCAATCACCATTGCTTGCTCTTGACAAGTCGTTGAGTTCTGTAAGACCAGCAGGATCCACACCCATGAAGAATGTGGAAGCAGCCGCCATGCCCTGAATCATTGACCTTGAATAAGACTCAAGAGTTACAATATCACCATAGATATCCTCAACATGTGATCTGCCATAATCTTCATTGGCTACTCCGGTCCATCTAAGGATGATGAAGGGGCTTACTTCAAAGTAACCTGATTCAATGATCTCCTCATTGAGTTCCTTTTCCATAAACCATTTACCTTCATCATCCTTGATGATCCGAATGTAAACTGAATCAAATCCAGTCTGATCATTTTCTCCATGTTGGAAGTATCTAGACTCATCAACCTTTTCATCATTTGGTTTGCTTAGATATTCAACGTAGATAAGTTCTTTGATATCACCTTGCACAGTTCTTCTAACAACAAACTGATCAAGGGGAATGACTCGGAATGAATAGTCATTATCCATGATGATCAATGAGTTTCCAGTTACAATGAGATGCTGTAGTGCAAGATAGATTGCATCTCTCATGTTCTTGGTCAGTAGTTTGTTGTATATCTGTTGCGACAATACCTCAAGGTATTCTCTTATACTCAACTCTGCATCTCTACCATTTTTAAAACCAAGTTTGAAGAATGGAGTGTCGTTAAGTGGGATAAGAACACTTAAAATCTTAGACGCAAGACTTGTGACACCTCTTGAAGCAATGCTTGAGTATTGCTGAAACATTGGTTCCTGTTCAGAATGATTCTTTGGTGGAAGCAGTGTTGGAATTGTAATGGCAGAGCAGGCTCTTGCCCTCTCCAGATACAGTTCTCTTTTCCTGTCCAGTGCTTCCCATCTTTCTTTGATATTTCTTTCAGGAACCTTACTCATTTGTTACTCCAGTTCTGTTCTTGGTGCGTAATCTGGCTGTTCAATTTGTGGAGAATCCAAATTAATGTTGCCATATTTTTCCATGTCTGATGCTGTCATTCCCTCAGACTCAGCCATAATCATGTCTTCTCTCTTCTCTTCTGCTGCTTCTAATCTTGCTCTTTCAAGTTCTGCTTCTCGTCTTCTGTCTAACTCAGCAACACGTTCTGCTTCTCGACGAGCCGCAGCCCTTTCTTCTTGCTCAAGAGTTGCTTGCTGTTGCATTTCAAATGCTTCTTGTTGAAGTTGTCTTTGCATTTGCATCTGTTGTTGTGCGCTTATTCCGCCGCCACCACCTTTACCGCCCATCAAACACCTCCTTCCAATGTTGAATCTTTTTTAACACTTGCTCTTGTCCGAACAGTACGCCTCTTTCGAACTCCCCTTTTCTTAGGTCGTTCGGCGTTATCGTCCCAATTGCTTTCCTCAGTGCGTCCATCAGTTCCTGACTGATGAACAGGTTCTGTGTTGGCTCCATTGCTTACTTCCGTATACATGTTATATAAAAAATATAAATCTGAATTGCGATCAATCAATCCTCTTTCGATTCTATACTTGATTGCAGCCATTCTAATTGCACTGCTGACCGCATCTGTAATGCCTCTATTCATACTCAACTTCCTCATCATTGTCTTCTGAATTTGGTTCACCAACAAGAACATCAACATGAAAGTCCATTTCATTTGGGTCAATATCTTTTTCATCGACTTTCTTTCCCAAATTGTGCATGAATATCTTAACCATGCCCATGTTGTTGAACCCGACCTTGACTCTGGAATGTTTGATAGACATGAGTTTTACACATTCATCAACGGCAAGGTCGAGATCGTATTCGCTTTTTACAAAGTAAAGACTCATGTTCTTTCTCCTTATGTTACTTCGCATCCAGATGCACTGCATGACAAAGTGTGATTGTGTTTTGTCTCATCTTCTAATTCATATTGTGACAACAATTCCCAATCAATTTCTACAGGCATCTCACTTAGCATCTTGTTGTAAGTGTCTAAATCAATTGCCTCGAATGGGGCTTGTCTATAGACATGATCCTGACTGGGAAGGAATGAAATGCCAGAAACCAATTCCCAATTCTTCCATACCCATTGACCAACTTCTAAGAAGTCGTCATCTGTATATGACACAGTGATGCTTGGCTTGTGATCACAATAATGTTCTTGGAAGAACTTCCACCACTCAAGATGATTCATTGCTTTTAAATTATCCTGTGTGATTGAAGACTCGGGAGATGCAATTGGAAATGAAAATACCAAAGTATTCTCTGGACGCATGACACATGGCTCACACGGAACGCCATGATCCTTCATCAACTTGCCAATTGGATCCTTGATATCAAGTCTTACTCTTCTGATGTAATACTCAGAATATCTTGGATGCATACCGGAAGCCGAACCAGCCACACACGATGTCGTTCCTTCTGGCTTGACACAGGTAATGCTGGCACTTGGATTGATGCAAAGATACTCAGCCCAATCCTTGTTTACATCATGAGTGTATTGCCTAAGTTCAGACAAGATGCCTTTCTCACCATCACCACCACGGAACCATAGTTCCTTGGCATCCATGATGCCGGTGATGGATACACCAAGTAGTCTTTCTTCCATGCAATTGTCTCTGAACGTGTAGTCACCACGCTCTTCAAAGAACTTGAAATCAGTAAGACCACTCTGGAGCGTGCCTAGAATGGTAGCCAACCGAATCTTTTCCTTGATTGTTTCTTTATTATCATAACTCCTTGCCACAACAGTTGACAAGTTGCAGAACTGCTTGGATCTAAGGATGATCTCTGAACATGGATTGGTCCCAAACTTGTGACCTTCCACTCTGCGACCAGCCTTGCGAGCAATTGTTTCCATTGCCTTGCGATTGCAAATGCCCCGCTCACCAGAATGAGAATCATATAATGAACTCCACTCTTGGAGATACTCACTAAACGAGGGCTTGGACTCGTAGACTGCACTGTTGTTGGCGAGGCTACGATGGCCTGCTGAATCCCACCACGCACCAGACTTGCACATGGCTATCTCTCGGTCGCCCAAGTCGGACAGAGAGATCAGGGCGGATCTACGGACACCACCGCAGATCACAATCTCTGCAATCTGACAGACGAGATCATGAACCTCGATTGGCTTGAGTTTCCTGCCCTTGGCTTTGTAGAACATGTTTGTTGTGAATCTAATCAACCTTTCAAACGGTTCTGGACCACTGGCTCTGCCACCAAATGTCTTAAGGCGGGCACCAGCAGGACGAATCTTGCTGAGATCAATGAATGGATGATGTCCTGAATACAGGTTGTGGATTAGTTTATGGAAGGCGTCAGCCCAGCCAGCCCGTGAATCTTCAACAACAATATTGTCTTCAGCCTTTCTGATTTCAGAAGGAACCTCTGGCAACTTGTTGACAAACTGAGACTCACAGGAGAACCCAACACCAGTACCACACATTAAAATATACATAATGTTTCTAAAGTCTGATGGTCTTTCAATGGCGATGTAGGAGCAATTGTATGCTGCAACATCATCAACATCGAGTGCTGGACCAGCAGTCATGAGGGCACGCATGGAACCAAAGATCTCTCTTTTCTTCATTGCCTTTCGACATGCTTCCATATCTTCAAGACGATCATTGGTTGAGATTGAAAACCGCTCAATGAGATAGTTGATGTATCGGTCAACCGCTTCATCCCAAGTTTCTCTTCTACTTTCTTCAGGAATCCACCTGCAATATCTTGAAATTGCTACAAAATCTTCAAATAATTTGGACATTTATGTTACTCTCCGGTTGACCCAAAACCACCATCTCCCCGTACAGTCTCGCTCAACTCTTCTACAACCTTGATTTCAGGTGAGATATACGGAACAATTATTAATTGTGCTACCCTATCCCCACGATTCAAGGTGACACTATACCTTTTGTCATTGTTCTTGACATTGATAATAATATTACCTCTATAATCACTGTCAATGATGCCAATTGTATTTGCCAAAGTAAGGTTCTTCTTGCCCATGCTGGACCTTAAGCACAAGAGACCAAAGTGATTCTCTGGAATCTCTACACTTACCCCAGTATCCACCATAGATGTGGTTCCTGCTAGGATAAAGGTGTTTTGAAGGACATATAGATCCAATCCAGCAGCACTTGAGGTTCCCCTAGTGGGCACAAATTCCTTATCTGTAACGGTTATATTCATTCTGCGATTTCTCCTTCTGCTATATGCTTGGTTTTTGGACTCCAAAGGGTAATGGCTTGCTCTGCTTTGTCGTATTCCCCTTGCTGTAAAATGTGAACACAGACGGCCTGAGATATTGCAAACTCCTCCTTGGACATATCAGGACGCTTGTTCTCAGGGCGACGGTCCCAGTCTTCATTAAGGTAAAGATCCATGATGACACTTTCCCAATCTTCTGGGGGGGTGTTGTCTAAGATCTTATCAGCCTTGGCAGGACCAATCTTCCATAGACCCCACACATTGTCGGTGGAATCCCCAGTGATCCATTGCTTGTAAAAGAATCTGTTACCATCATCCTCAGACACAAACACAGGCTCATTTTCCTTGTCTGGATTCCAATGCCAACCCGGAACCTGACGGAGATCCTTGTCAACAGTCACGCCAATTGCCTTGCCAGATGAGACCATGATGCCAATAAGATCGTCAGC